TAAACAAACAATAGTTTACAGCATCTTTCTTTTTACGAAACTTTATATAGTTACAATCAGGAACAAACACATTACCGCGACCACCATACTGCTTGACAAGAACATCTCCTGCTCTAACAACATCATTTGATGGCATCTTAATTTTGTAACCCCAAAGCAATGGCCACCAATACAGTGGATTGGGTGTGTCGTATTTTTCCAACATAACAATATAAACAAACACAGGTATAATAGTAAATGGCTCACTCCACCATGGCAAGTAATCAAATGTAAACTTGTCTACTAAATGTACAACTCCCCACCATAACAATAATATAGCAATGAGTATTCCAATCATTGTTGGTATATCATCTGCATCAAAATCAGCATCGTGATGAGAATAATTCATTCTACGTGGATTGTGTGGAATAGGCATTAAAATACTTATTATAAGCAATTAAAATGTTATTTTTACCATATAGTATTGATTTTATGTAGAAATATGTTATAATGATATCATTAACAATAGTAAATAGCATATATGCAAAAGAAAACACGTAGTATTTTAGAAGAATTAACATCTGCTCCTATAAAACAGGATAAAGAAAACATTGTTTTAAGCAGAGCAAGTCATATCATTGACTCTTCTATTAACCTATTTGGTTTTATCAGAGAAAACTTTGATGGAGAAACATCATACAAATTAGAAAAAAAGTTTTTGACAGCCATTAAACAAATGGATCCAAACAAATTTAACAATGGCATGAGCAGAATAAAAGAATTAAAAAGAATTAAAAATAGTCTTACGATCAAAGAGGGTGACTACAAAGACGAGGACGAGTAATGCTAATTGAAGATGTCCTAACAGAATTCAAAAGGACACATCTAGAACACATTGAAGACGTTATTTTATATGACGGTTATGATGGCGGCAAAAGAGTCGTTGATTATTTCCGTGGATTGTTAATTACACTTCAAGGCACATCATCAGAATCTATGTCTGTGTCAGTCAAGTGGGATGGTGCTCCAGCAGTTGTTTGTGGAACACACCCCGAAACAGGAAAGTTCTTTGTAGGAACTAAATCAGTATTTGCTCAAAATGCCAAAGTAAATTACACAAAGAAAGACATAGAGAACAATCACGGCACAGATGATCTTGGACAGAAACTTTTAAAGTGTTTGGTACACTTACAAAAATTGAATATGCCTGGAGTATATCAAGGAGACTTATTGTTTACGGACAATGATCTTACAAGAAAAAACTTCAACGGAACACCACACATAACATTCACACCTAACACTATAACATATGCGGTACCAGAAGAGTCAGACATTGGTAAACAAATTGATTATGCCAAAGTAGGAATTATATTCCACACCACATACAAAGGTGAGACACTTGCAGATATGACTGCATCAGCAGGTGCCGATGTTGAAGCATTTGGAAAATCTCCTGATGTATTTTTTGACAATGCAACATACAAAGATGTATCTGGATCAGCAAAGTTTACAAAACAAGAGACAGTGAAATTTATGAACGGTGTTGAAAAGTTAGAAACTCTGTTACAAAATGTACCAAGAGACCTTTCAAGTATGTTGGGCAACAACAAAGACTTCGTACCATACTTTCAGATGTATATCAACGCAATGGTTAAAGAAGGCAAACTACCAGACAATGTAAATCAATTCCTACTAGGATTCAAAGACTTCTATGTGAACAAGATGCAACAACAGATCGCAGGACTAAAAGCACAGAAGGCTCTAGCAGTAAGGCAAGACAAAATGAAACAGATGCCTGCTTTCATGAACAAGATTAAAAAACCATTACAAGCGATGCTGACATTTTATAAAGCAGTACAAACTATGAAAGGCTTTGTACTTAAAAAAATGAATCAAGCAATGGCTATTGGATCATTCCAACAAACAGATAGCGGACTGGAAGTTACTGATCCAGAAGGATTTGTTGCAGTAGACAAGTCAGGTAATGCAGTTAAACTTGTAGACAGATTAGGATTCTCCAAAAGGAACTTAACTGCTCTACGTAAATTTGGCAAATAAATATTAGTATGAACGCACCATTTTTAAAATATGTAGTAGAAGGTAGAATTGTTAGAAGACCAGGTGACCTGCAAAGATACACGTTCCAAGAGATATGTGAAAAAATATACCTATCTTTTTTAGGCATATCATTACTAAAAAACTTTAGTCAAACAGCAAACTGGGTAAAGAGTTATTCACGTGAAACTATGACCTACGGAGACTTTGACAAGGTAAGATATTCAGCAAACGATCTTCACAATATGTTGGCGGTGGTAGATGGTGATTCAGCAATCACACAAAAACTATCAAACAAAAATGCGGCACTGGCTCTGAGACAAAGATTAAGTTTACCCACACTTGCAGTAAAAAGATATCTAAGAATGCTTAACAGTGACTATGAATTTTTAGCATCACTGGAGAGATCTCTACAAATCAAAAGCACTGACTATAAAAATTTAAGACTTGCCATTGCAAGTTTCAACACATTAGACGGCAGAAGAAAAAAGGTTGCTGTTACTAGATTGCTTCAGGCAGTAAGAGCAAAACTATCAGGAACTGATATTGCAAGGAAAGTAGAAGAGTTTTCTAAAAAACAAAAGTTTGAATTGAATAATGTCGTTGATGCTGAAGTTGAAATGGATGCTGACAAAACAGAATTATCCGGTGCTGAATTAAATGCTTACAGAATACTTGTTGGTCCTAGTAATGTAAGACGTGCAAAGATGGCTGTTGATATGGCTAAAGACGGAAAAGGCTTACCTAGTAATATTGTAAGTGCATACCTGCCTATAATGAAAATGGTTGATGATATCATAGGTGGAGGCTACACTTTCGTTAAATTAGTACAATCAATACACGAAAGAGCCAAAAAAGCACGAAAATAGATATATTATCACTAAATTTACCAAATACTTTACTAAATAATAACAACTACGATGTCTGAGCGACATTATAGTCATTGTTAACCAGAGAAAATAAGGAGATTAACCATGGCACAAACAAGAAACTTTGCTCACAATACAAACACTGAGTTCGAAGGTGTTGAAGTTGCTTTTTTTACAGTAGACTTCATCAACGCAATGAACGCCGAGACTGGCGATCCAGCGGCAAACTCTAACACAGCAGGTTTAGAATTGGCGAGACAAACAATAAGTTCATATGTAAACATTTTAGGTGAAGGTCCATTAGCAGACTCAAACACTCAAAAAACTTACATGGTAAGAGCTGATGCATTAGGTACATTAGTATCAGGTGGTACGTTACAAACGGCTATCAGAGCATTAAACGGTACAACTACACCAGGTGTAACTGCTACTGTTTCAAGTGCAACTGTAACAGCAACAGACCTAGGTATCTTAACTGCGGCGGTTATCTAATAACCACTCGTAAAGATACTTTACAAATTAAAAGGGCGGATAAGAAATTGTTCGCCCTTTTCTTTTATGTGTTAAGTAAAGCATATGACAATATATTGTGTTCAAACCTTAGTAGACATAACTGAAAACGGACCACTCAACAGAACATTTCCATTCAAAGGTAAAAGTGGTAATTTGATACACGATAAAAGTTCACTCCACATAGCAAAAAGTCAAGAACAAAACTTCAATACCCTCGTACAAACTCTGCAATTAAGAGCAAACATAACTTGGGAGTCACACCCACTAGAAAGTGATGTGATTGTAAACAACACAAATTTTGGTACAGCATATGAAGGCAAACACAAGAGTTGGGCATTTGTATTCTTCACTGAACAAGATGACATATACGGTGACGTAAAGAGTCCAGGTGGCACACTTGAAAATGATCTGGATCTAGTACCCATTATTAACTTCTGTAAGGAGACAGCAACGTTTCCAATAAATGCGTTTATAACACAAGACGATAAAACTAGGAATACATTTGTAAGTAGAATAGACGACACGCAACACGTGACCGCCCAAAGAGAAGACCTTAAGTCATTAATAGACACATATATCAATAGATAAGTTTTTCCATAAATATCTTTGATTACGGCAAACACAGGCTCATAAAGGCAACATAGGCAATGACTCAGGCTCATTTACAGGCTCTAATAATGGAGGTACAACTCCTTAAAAAAGAACTAGAAAAATTTATGAGTACAACAGATTTAGAAAAACAAAACCTAGAAGCACACGTGGACCTTTGTGCAGAGAGATACAAAGGGTTACACGACAGACTATCAGCGATCGAATTAAGATTAGGCAAAATGAACGAAGATATGATCGCAGGACAGAAAAGTTCATCCAAGACAATTATAGCAACAGCAGGCACAGTGGTTGCTGGCTTACTATCCACAGTGGTAGTAATCCTAATGAAATTTTAGTACATATCATTACCAAATAATGTTTATAAAAATATCTAAACACGTCAGAGTATATCTGCACAAGACAGAACAAGCATTCTTAGACAAATATAAAAACAAGAAGACATTTCTTAACAGCCAACTAGAAATTGATGAGGTTCAAATAGCAAAGAAGTTATCAGCCAAGAGTATTTTGGTAAGGAAAAAACTTGACAGCGACACTCAATTCGCTGTAAATAGATACATCAAGGAATATAGATATGTCGATAAAAAACAGGTATGAACTTGTTAAACAGATTGAATCTTACGGACTAAAGAATAAGTTAGCCGCAGTGGCTAAAAAAAGCGAGTCCAGGAGACCGTTCAAGCATTTACCAAAACAGTTTTCAAAAGGAATCCTAATAGGACATATTGCTATCGTTCCAAAGAAATCCATAGGCACAAGATACGTGTATGTTATAGCAGATATGATCGAAGGAAAAATATTGCACGACGATATCAATCTTAAACAGACTGCCATACTTACAGCACACAGCCTAGCAGATAACAAACCCGAGCCAGTACACGTTCTACAACTGGACACGGTATTTGCATCTCATTTGTTCTCTATAATAAATGCCAAAAGAATGCACAAAATGGCTAAAAAAGAAAACAACGATGCAGTGATGGAAATACAAACATACAAACTAGAACAAGCACACCGCCTAGCGGACGAATACAAGCAAAAAATAATGGATATATTTCAATCAACCTTTTCAACTTAATAAGAAGACGTTGCTAAATAACATTAATGCAAAGCATAGAACTAACAAAACCAATTACAACTGAGTCTCTTTTGAAAGAGTTTGAATCTAGATTCAATCAAACTATGGATTTAAGCAAGTTTACAAAAGAAGATCTTGAAGATATGGCTAACAAAGTTAGAACTAAAATACACGAAATTACACAAAATACACATTTTGGACAAGAATTAAAAGACAGCAACTATCAAAAAAGTCAGATGATGTTGGACATAGTAAACCAAGCAATCAATGAATACAGTGATATGGAGAAGAAAGCGGCATCAGATGCCATCAGTGCTAAAGACAAATTAGACAACAATCAACCTTTAAGCAATCAAGAAAAAGACACTGTGAAAAAGTTAATGACTAAAGAAGGTGTTGAGGAACAATCAGAATTAATACTAGCGGCCAAAGATATGATGGACAAAGTAACTGGCTACCTAGAAGATCTAGCATCAATGAAGACAGAAGGTATGCTAGAACTAGCAGACAGAATCAGAGACGAGATGGGAGCAGACAAGGCAGATGCTTTCATACAAAAAATTCAACCTGCTATTGAACAAGCAGAAGCAACACTATCAACTACAAGACAAGAACTAGACAACGGTGTTAGAATATTAACAGGCGAAGAAACTATGTCAGAACCAATGGGCAATGACGATACTATGAACACAGATGCTGACTTAGATTCACTAGAAGTTGGTGATGACGAAGAAGCAGATGAGTTTGGCGCCGCGGATGCAGAAGCAGGTGGCACAGAACCTGAAGGCAGAGAGCAAAGAGAATCCAAAGAAGTATTTGAAGCATCAAATAGAATCCTAGGCAAACTAGCAGGGAAGTAGTCCTGTGAGATTATCAGAATTTCAAAACGTAAACAAAGAGCTAGAATCCGCTCTGGTCAATACACTAACACAATTAAGAGGTGAGGCAGACGATGCCAACCAAACATCAGAAATTAGTTTTGATGCTGTGCAACAAATATTAAAGAATACTGGATATCCAACTTTTACCTATGAACTTTTTAAAAGAATGTATGATTCAGGCAATGTTTTAAAAAACGTTGTTGATGATTTTGACCAAGAAAAAATTGTTCTAAAAACCGAAAAGGATGCCGAAAAAGATCCTAGTATGGACTTCGACAGCCAAGGGTCAACTGACGTTGTCAAAAAAATGGCCAAGTCGGCCTTAAACAGAAGAAAGTAATAGGTTAAACTATTACAGGAGAACAATTAGTGTTGAAAAGATACGTCATAATTCTAATCTTATTTTTTACTACAACAAATTTATATGCATCGTCACTTGTCAATGAGAATGATAAATGGCCTAACGCATTTGATAGTTTGGTATTAATACAATCAACGCCATCAGGCTTTGGCACTTCTCCGTATGAACAATTCTTTGGTGAAGAGAATCAACCAATACTACCTCCAGGGCAGGCAGTAATTGGAACAGGTTTTTGGATCAGCGACATACACATTGTTACAAACTACCACGTAGTCAAAGACACAACAGAACTAACAGTTTGGATGTACGGTTATCCTTTTGCAGTCAAAGATGTGAAAGTAATTGGTTACGATCCTATTATTGATATTGCTGTACTAGAAGTTGAAAGAGTTTTACCACATAGTAAATTAAAATGGGCAGAAGAGGCTCCCGGACTAGGAGATGATGTTTATGCACTAGGACACGGATTGTCTTTACCTTGGTCTCTCACAAAAGGAATAATAAGCACAGACTACAGAGCGAATCCAAAACATAGTTTCGTACATTATTATCAAACTGATGCTGTGATAAACTCAGGAAACTCCGGAGGACCGTTAATGAATGAAGATGGTGATGTGGTAGGTATTAACACATTGATCATTTCACCAACAAAATATTATGTAGGTTATGGATATGCTATTCCTTTAGAACTAGCAAAAAGAGTAGTTGACCAATTGATACAGACTGGTAAACACATTTGGCCATCTATTGGAATACAGTTGGCTATTGTTGAGAAAGAAGAGCAGTACAACGAATTAAAAGCAAAAGGTTTGGACAACTTCTTAGAAATAAAAAGTTTGACTCCAAATTCATCTGCAGAAAAGTTTGGACTATTACCAAAAGATATTATAATATCTATAAATGATAAACCTATCTATACCACTCCAGATGTCATTGAATTACTATGGACAAAAATGCCTGGTGATGTATTAAATTTTAAAGTTTACAGAGATAACAAATTTAAAAATGTTGAATTAACACTTGGTAGGAAAGAAGTTGTTGATGAAGTTTTTAAAATAAAACCAAAACAAACGCCTCAAGAAGAAGAAGTAAAACCAAAAGAAAAAGAGTTTAATACAGGTCCACGATAATCTATTGCAAATAGATTCAAAATAAGATATAATATACTAGTGAAAATATCAGAAGAAGTTTTAAAAAGTAAAGGTATTCGTTACGTGCAGAAGTATCCGTACGGAGAACTATCCAGAGTTACTAAAAATCATAAGAGGCATTATGAAACACCCGATGGTAGAGCAGTACCATCTGTTACCACAGTGCTGTCTGCCACAAAAGATATGACTCATTTAAATGCCTGGAAGAAAAGAGTAGGAGCCCAAGAGGCACAAAGAATTGCAACAGAGTCAGCGAACATTGGAACTGTGATGCACAGAAGTTTAGAAAAACACGTTAAAGGTGAGGACAGAAAACCTGGTTCAAATCTTATACAACAAAAAGCCTGGACAATGGCAAACGTGATTATAGATAATGGATTAACAGATGTAAGTGAAGTATGGGGATCAGAGGTTTCATTACATTATCCAGAACTGTACGCAGGCACAACAGACTTGGTTGGTGTGTACAAAGGTGCACCTGCCATAATGGATTTCAAACAATCTAGAAGATTAAAGAAAAAAGAATGGGTGGAAGATTATTATCTCCAATTAGTAGCATATTCAGAGGCACATAACAAATTGTATGATACACAAATAAATTCAGGAAGAATCTTTATATGCACACAGAACAACGAGTTTCAAACGTTTGATATAGACAATTACGACCATTGGGTTGGACAATGGTATGCTAGATTGGAACAATACTACAAGTCTATCCTTTAATAAATAAGAGTATATGCCGATAGTACAGATATCAAGAATACAGCACAGACGTGGCAAAGCCACTGATTTACCGCAATTAGCGGCTGGAGAGTTAGGATGGTCAATTGACGATCAAAAACTGTATATAGGAAATGGTACATTGTCGGACGGTGCTCCTAGCATAGGAAACACAGAAATTGTAACATCAGGTTCTTCATCATTCACGACAGCATTAACTCACGTGTACAAAGGTTACCTTGGAGATGCAACAACTATAAACACAGGAAGTACTACAAGAACATTACAATCAGTTTTAGACGATTATGTTTCTGTAAAATCTTTTGGTGCAGTTGGTGATGGTTCAACAGCAGATGCAACAGCGATACAAAGAGCAATAGACGAATTATACAGAGATCCAGACAAGACAGATGCAAGGTCAAGAAGAATTTTATTTTTCCCTGCTGGAACTTACAAAATTAATACATCAATAACAATTCCACCTTACGCACATTTAAGAGGCGAAGGTCCAGACAAAACAATAATTTATCAATCAGGTGGAAACGCACCTGTGGCAGTTACCGAAGACAATGCAGGAAACGTTTGGCCTAACATTGGAAGTGGTTCTGCAACAACACCAACACTGATTCAAATAGAAGGTATTACTTTCAAAAACGGAGAAGCATACGCAGGATTATCTCTTGATGATGCAACAAATGTTTACATCAAGAACTGTAAGTTCCAAGGAACTTATGCGGCACGTGGAGCAGATGTGTCTAACTCAAAAGGTGTAACAGTTAGATCTTCAAACTCAACAACACAGTCATGTTCTAAAATAGTTTTTGATCAATGTATCTTTACAAAATTTGCTAGACTTGTAGACTTCAGTTATGATGTTACAGATGCTAAATTTTTAAACTGCGATTTTAGTACATCTTATTACGGAGCATTACTAG